ATGAGATATGTAAAAACCGTACATTTAAAACATCAAGTGCGCCCTGCTCAGTATTTCTATTCGCTGCATTTAGTTCCGTTCCGGAAAGTTTCATCGAGACGGATCAACATTGAAGAAACTGTTTATAATTTTTGGTCGTTCCCACCTGTACGAAAAAGAGATTATTTAGCAGCGTTTCCCTTAGAAAGAATAGATCACTTCATAGTCTTTGAATATCTTGAAGCTAGGCAATATTTGCAATTGCGTACTGATAAGATCTATAGGCTAAAGGATTTTAAAATGCAACCTAGAAAAATCGATTACCCATTTGATGATTGGGTACTTAAAAAAAAGGAAAAAAGACATGAACATAATTGAAGAATATGAAGCTGGGTTAATCAACTTTGAAGAGTTTGAAAAATATATATGGGGCTGTGGTCAAAGATTGATCAATGAGGTCGGAATCGACAAATTTATTTTTTATCTTAACGCTAAGGAGGGCGAATACTATGACAAAGAATAGTTATGTAGGTGTAGTTGATAAGATTAGAGTAATCAGAGCATTTCCCAATATGTTGGTACGTTTTACGTTGCATACCTCCTCTGAGGATATTAATTGTTTAGTCTGCAAAAAAGAACTGGCTAACCTTATACTATTTTTAGATGATGGTAAATTTGAGGTTGCAACTCATGGGCATTATAACGATCGCTCACAATTTATCGTTGATAAGTTTATTGTCCGCAACCCTGATAGCTTTATACGTGAGTTTGTCTTAAAACCACTTAAAACGATTGCTTAAAAAATGAAACTGAAAAATAATTGCGTATATTAAAAAAGAAGGAGGAGAAAACTTCTCCCCTCTTCCTTCACTAGCCCGCTAACTTCCCCAGCGGGCTTTTTTATAATTTTACGATGTCAGTTGCTTTTTCAATCATCTTCAAGGCATAGTTGTCGTGACTATATGCCTCTTCTTTAGTAGCATGTCCTGTCCGTTTCAATAGCAAATCAGCATTTTCCACGTGTTTAGGAGTTGGCAAATACATCCGCTTATTCCCAAATACAAACCAAATTTCTTTCGATCCATTTTTTTGCACTTTGATAAATTTAAACATAATATCATCATCCTTTTCCATTGTTTTTGTTGGTTCTTCATCGCTATTGCTTATATTAGCTGTCGTTCCGTTTCTAGGTTGTCTATAAATGGTAATTGTAGGCTGCCCATTAGCGTTCCAGATTTGATCATGATCGTTTACGGTGATGCCATTATAACCATAGTTGCAGTGGATAATATTGTCAGCGTCATCAATAAACATGCCTGTATGTCCTGCAGCGCCTAAAGTAAATCCACGATCACCCCAAATAAAAACATCGCCTCGTTTAGTTGGATAGTTACCATTTACAGGTTGGACTTGTTGCCAGCCGTTACGCTCTAAGTCGTTAAACAAAGTCTCGGTGTTACCTATATTTGTATTAGCTGGTAAAAATCCTCCGGCAATCAAAGCGTTATAAACAGCACTAGAACAATCATAACTACTTGGTCCTAAACGATAGTTCATGCTGTAGCTAACTTTGCCTTGTCGTTGCTGCAGCCAACTGAGCGCCTTGTTGATATCACTCATCATTATCACCTTTTTCATTTTTGATATTTTTCAAAAAATCCTCAAATAATTCTGTGCCAATACCCATTTTTTTATAGTTTTCTAATATCGATTTCAATTCCATCAACAGATATCCTACATACAACACATAAATCAAACCAACGCCAGCTCCTCCAGGGATTAGCGGCGCTAATGGAATGAAGAACATGAGCAGCACCATACTAGCCACTTTCCTCAAAATACCATTGATTCCAACTTTGCTTTTGAACTCAATAGCTGGGTTGATTTTAGCAGCTAATGTGCCGCTTAAAAAATCAATAATCATTGCCCCACAAATTAACGCTAATACATAAATCGCCTTGTGATCTGCATCAGCCACGAACTGATCTAAATAATTAAACACTATCATAAATACCACCTTTTCTTTATTTTAAACGCATAAAAATTACAACCAAAAAGGAATGACGAATAAGTAGCCATTCCTTAGACCTTTAAAAATTTGCCACTTTAAACAATATAAATGATATTGATAGGCAACCAAATGCCAGCTGGCATTGCTATCTGATTATTAGTAGTTGGCTCGCTATATCTGCCAATCGATAAACCACCCTCTTTAGATACACGAGATAAAAATTTTGCAACGTTAGTACCGTGATGCACATTACATACAAGTTGATCTCTTGGTCGTGCCCAACTTGGCAACAACGATCCTGATTTAAAAATTGACGTCTCACCAGCCGGTATTGTAGTTACAGGCGTAAGAGTACCGCATATTTGTACGACGTTTCCGCTGCGCCTTACTGTTATTTTGTCGTCAACATTTGTACTGTACTCTTTGAATTTTATTGCATCTAACAATCCCGAGAGCGCAGACTCTTGTTCGTTTTTCGCTTGCACTTGATCAGCAAAAGGTATCTCTCGCCACTCGGACCAAGTACCGTTATATAGATTTCGAGAAAATCTTTTAAAAGAAGTATTACTTGTATGATAAGTAGTCAATAACTGATTTACACCAGGTAAATCACCTGATGACACTAGTTCTTGCACTTCGAGCCTAAAAGCTATGTTAACTGGTGTATTTAAAACATTAGTTGCGTATACGCTTGTACGGCATAGGTAATACCCTGCTTTTGTGTAATTGTTTAAATCGTCTGATCCAGCGGTTGCAGCTACAATGAGTGCTGGCGTAAATTGATCATTTTTAGCGACAAAAACATCTGACATCTTAAAATTGATCTGATACTCTAAATACACTTGATCGATATTAATCACGCTAGGTACAACGCCATCGCTTGGAGGTGCATATAAAACGATGTAAACACAGCCGTCATCTTGCACACGCTGTCCAGTTTGATTTTTGTACCTCAGCAAAGTAATTTGATCATTTGGATTAAGCAATCCCCCTTGCCACATGGATCCTGTCCACAACTGCATGTTTACTTGTGATCTTGATGTACCAGGAGCTGTTGTGCTTGCTCCGCTACCTTTAGCGTAAGCTACCGGACTAATAGTGCCATCTACAATTTTTCTAGTAATGGCTACTTTTTGCGATTGTGTCGTTGCTCCTAATGCATCAAATAGTCCCGGATGTTTGCGGTCAATATCAGCAACAACATCAAAAGGAATGCCAACTTGTCGCATCTGCTCTGCCGCACTTGTTTGAGTTGTGTAGATTTTATTATCTAACTCTGCAGAATCATTATAAGAAGCAGTTCCTATCTCATAGTTAAATTGGCTAGGGTTTAAAATAGCTTTACCCATGTTTGAATACATTTTATGCGGATTTTCTACTAAGCTACCCGAAACTTTACCAACCATAGTCGCTTTTTCATCAATGATGATTTCTTTACCCATGATAAAGTTACGAAAATCATTATTGGCTATCTGATCGCTGATCTCATTTGCTTTGCTGTCTAGCTGATTGACTTTTTCGTTGACTGTATCTACACTTCCGGTCAACTCTGATAGATCCACTGTAATATCTTTAATTATCGCATCAGCCTTTTGTCTCAACTCTGTTATCACATCATCAAGCGACTTAAAATAAAAATCCTCAATCTCCGGAATGTCTTGATCGATCGCAGAACGAACCATCGTAAAACCATACTCGGCTAAATCTATTTGTTGACCATTTTTAAGGTCGAGATAAACATTCATAATGACTTTGCCTTGATACCCTTTTAAACGATCTGTGAGGATATAAGAGATACGTCGCCGATGACTTGCCTCGATGGTTGCTGTGTCTTCAATTTTCTTTGTTTCGCCATCTTGTGTGACTGTTAAAAGGACCTTTATCGCTTCAACCTCTTCAAAATTCAGTTCCACACCTTTAGGTAAAGCTACAGGAATAACCAATTTAGAAACATTTTTATCATAAGAATAAACGACACTCGCAAGCTTTTGCTGCTTGTGAGCGCCGAGAGTGATCTGCGCTGGTGGCGTGACTGTCTCTTGTTTAAAATAATTGGTTGTCATTTAAGCCACCCCTTCTATTTTTCTAATCCTCATATTACTTGCTGTATCTTTTCCATCAATTCCGAGACCTCTATTTCTTGCAATCGTCATTTGAGATGCAGAATTTCTAGTCACACCAATTTCGAAGAAATTTCCACCAATAGAGGTGCCATTGAAAATATCAAAATATCTAACATTAAAAGATTTATTAGATTCAAACTCTTGGCATATCCACGAAACACCATCATCTAATTCAACCCAAACTCTTATTGTTTTAAAGTGAGTCATTTGTTGATTGAATGTAATAATGTTCCCTGCATCTTTAGCTGTTCCTGTCCATACAACCTCAATACGAGGAATTCTCGTCCACCCTTCTGGATTGTACGATGCCGCTGTAGTGTGCATTGTGTAATACCATAGCGTACCGTTATATCCTTCTGTCAGCCATATTTGTTTTCTATCCCCAAGACCTCGTTCGATACGCAATTGAATAATATTACTAGAATTACTTAATTCATCAGGTAAATCACCAAAATCAGCGTATGTTTCATAAAGACCTGCTGGAATGTCGAAAACTGATTTATACTGTTTCAACGCTCCTCGGAGTCTAATGTTCCATGCACCTTTGAATACTTCCGGCGTAGCAAATCCATGAGTAAATTCGCTTGCTGCTTTGTGGGCTTCTTTCTCATTAGATCCAATATGATTTTCTACCAACGAGATTAATTGTTTAACGGACGGAAATAGCTTTAAATTTTTTAAATCAAATTTCATAATCCATCCCCCTTAATACGTAAATGATCGATCAATCGCCCGACCGAATCCAAATACATTTACTTTTTTAGCTACAGTATCGACAGACAAAACAGACCAGCAATCCTCCTGTGGTGTATCAATTAATGCTGGATCACTAAAGCCACCGTTTAAGCAGCGCATTTGTGTAAACTTGACGCTATCGCCTAGTTGATTAAATCCCTCATCGTGCCAGTGACCACAGATATAGCCAACAAGGATTCCTGGACCTTGCTTGATAAAATCTGCCGTAAAGTTGACCTCGTGATCTGGATAAACACTTTTGATTTGTACAGTAGTTCCCAGCTTGTACGCCTCTAATATCTTAATCAAGCATTCACGGTTATCAAATTTTTCGTCATGTATTGGGCAATGCCCAAATACGATAACATGATAATCGGTAGGTACTTTTAGCGCTTCATTTGCCAGCCATTTAAGCTGCTCTTGTTGCATTGCAAAATGATCGTGCGATCCGTACTTGTAAGTACCATCGGCATTTAGCACGCTTTGGTTATTGTCGTTTGTATTCAAACCAACGACACGGATTTTTTTATCTGGGAAATCTTTGTAAAAATACAAGCTATCGCCATTTCTTACTTCATCAAAGAGTTTTGATTTAGTTTCATAAAAATCCTTAAACTCTTCATTGGTGATAATGTCACCTGGCATCACTTTGCCGATGTCACGCTTAAATGGTGGTGATCCGTTGTCGTGATTGCCCAAATTAACAAACGTTGGTATTTTAGCCGCTCTTAATGCCTTGATACCAAATTTACGTTGCTGGATCTGCGACTGCTCCTTATCCTTAATGTAACAATCAGCATTATCACCGTTGTAAATCGCTACGTCAGCAACATCTTGCAATGACTGCATATTTGTAATATGCGACCAAAAATACTCGGCATATGTCCACGATGTAGCGCCATAACCATAATCCGTGTGGATATCAGTCATATGCAGCACGTTAAACTTGTTTTTATCAATCTTATTCCTTAGTAAGCTTAAAGCGGACACAAAAATCGAGCGTGGTGTCTCTCCGCCAATCTGCAACGCTGCATTTGTTTGTAGTGTGCCGTTTAGTTCTTCTTGTTGCTTCTGCAACTCGTTTAGACGATTAAGCAATGCGCCTCCTGGGTCGATCGCTTCCAAAAGCTCCTTGTTGTCTTCGACAAATTTCATCCACTCTTCCAGTAATTTATCCATTTCACCGTTGCTATTAGCAATAGAATTGTTTAATTGATTCAATAAGTCTTCTAAACGTTGAATATAAGATTCTCCATCCATCAGCATTTTTAAAATGGATGATTGGACTGTATAAGTAAAGTTTTGCGTTGTATCTAAAAGCATACCTTCTTGATAGATTTCAAAATAACCTTCTTGATCTCCTACCTTCTGCATACAATCATCATCCATCGTAAATTGAAAAAGTCCTTCTTCTGGCTTAAGGACAGTCGCTTCTTTTTCGACTAAAATGTATTGTTTAAAATTCGTACAAAAAAGCACCCGCAATCCTGTTAGATCGTAGGGCACTCCATTTTGCACTATTTTAAAGTCAAATATTTCACTATTCACGTTGCCTTGCCTTACAGACAAGACCCCCAAATGATTATAGGGTTCCGTAGTGCTTAATGTACCAGCCCATTTAGACATGCGCATCTTCCTTTCTTTTAAAATGTAATGACATCACGTGGATTGATTCTTGATGTCGCAGTAGATCCACCTCTTCGGACTTCGAAGTGCAAATGAACACCTGTGGAAGCTCCCGTAGTCCCCATTACACCAATAACAGTAGCATTGGTTACTTTTTCCCCTTGCTTAACATTTATACTGCTCAAATGTCCGTAGTAAGTGTAATAACTGTTGCCATGATCGATCATGATGTAATTCCCCTCTAAAGCAGGGTTGCTACCTACAGTCATAATCGTTCCTGAGTTAGCTGCGTATATATCCGGCGTGCTACCAGCTGGGACAGAAGCCAAATCAATGCCGCCGTGAATTCCTGCAGCGCCTCCGCTGTTGTAATCTGGTTCATCCCATTCTTGCGTGACTACATAATTAGCTCTAACTGGAGACAGCCATCCAGCGGTTGGCGGTTTCAAATCCTTCAACTTGTCATACCAATATTGCGCTTGAGTACCACGAATTGGCTGGTGGACATCTTTAGGATGCTCGTAGAATGCAATAAAGTATTCGGCAGCAAGTTTGACATCTTTCAATTGTGTAAATTCCCTGAAAGAAATATTCGCTAAATCCGGTCTTTCGTAGTTAGGGAACCATTGTACGTTATTCTCCATTTCCCATTGGATTCTTTGACATTGTGCATCTAACGTCCGATGATCAAGCCCTCGTTCGTTACACCAATCAACTAATTTAGATTTTGGCGTCCATTGAACAAGACCATAACCGCCACCCCCGCTGATTTCATCAATATCCGGCATTATTCCCGATTCCGATTGCATGTTCCCAAGCATTCCAGCGATCGATTCAATCGACCAACCTTTCTCTTTAAAAAACTGCCAAACCGCCCAGGCATTTTTTTCTTGATCTGTTGTTAGTTCGGGCGGCACTCCGCCACCTCCACCTCCACCGCTTCCTGATCCATTTCCGGTTATTTCTTTACCATTAAGGAAAATTTTTCCAGTAACGTATAAAGCTCCATTCACTTGTACTAAACCTTCCATATTAGTCGTAACAAAATCATTCCATTGACCTCCATCAATTTTTTCGCTAACAATATGAAACGGTGTTTTTTCTGAACCGTCTGGGTATTTGCATTTAAGATAATAACTATACGGTGCTCTTTGAGTAATCGTAATTCCTTTATCTTTCTTAGCATCTCCAAATTGAGCTGCTTCCATTACTCCGATTATCTCATCTTTTTTATCTCTAAACGTGATTGCTCCATTGTTTAGCCCAATGTCATAGTTATCGTTTTTGGAATGGACTTCAATCCCTTCTAGTATTCCTGTTTTGATGAAATTGGCGTTTAAAATGCCATCAATTGTCCAACCATAGTCAAACGGACCCTTCCATCCTTTTCTAGAAAAACCAATCCCTTTACTATTTAGCACAACAACATCTTTTGCAGTATCGATCGAATCTGTATCTAGATAATAAGTGGCGTATGGTCTGTTTTTTGGATATTGATATACCGCACCACCATCCACACCATTTATTAAATCGGTAATGTAATCCACAAACGAGCTAGCATATTGTTTTGTCGGCATTGCTTTCATAGTTTCTTCTAATTTTTTTACTTGATCTTCGAAAAAGGTGAAGCGTTCGTCACCTGCCGAAATTTCAACAACTTTCTCAAGTAAGCTATCATATTTGATTGATCGGACTTTAGCTGTAATATCTACTTTTGTCTTTTGGTGAACAACGGTGAACGTGTCACATAAACAAAGTTTCCTAAAATCAGCAAATTTCTTCGTTTTAGAATTTTCTTCAAGCTTTCGTATGTTTACCTTCAATTGACAAGACGGTTTATCTACACCTGGATTCATAGAAGTAAAATAATTCTTTGCTACCTTGTTTAAGCTTGCTTTATCTGTTACTCCTTGATCTTCTGTAAATTGAACATATCTAGAAAAAATTTCTTCTTCGTAATTTCCAATATATTTGCTATCAACCGGAGATCCATAAATACGTTCGGTTACTCCCTGATCATTTTGGAGATCGGCATAAGGCAAAATCCTTGTCAATAATCCATCATAATTCAAATCAACAGTTAAACCTTCCAGGTCTTTTCCATAGCGTACAGTTGTTACATTATCCCGTCCTCTCCTTTTCAATAAAGAAAGTTTAAACGGCTCATGCTTTATTTCCCCACCCCATAATTGAAGCATAGAACCCTGTGACCCTCCAATACAACTTAACGGGTTAGTTACTTCAAAAGTGGTACTCGAACGAGTCTGTATATCTGAATAAAGTTCGATATCAGAATCCGCATCCATACCATTTTCAAGCATCCGCATAGCTTCCATACCTGTTTTATTGGATATAACCACGTTGCCAACAGCGCGCCTACCTAAACGGTTTGTTCTTGACTTCGCTTTTACTGTTAAAGTTTTAGTAAATACATCCATGAAATGATCATAAATATCAAAAATCATATAGTCGTCTTCATCGCTTGGTTTCGTTTTTATCTGATAACCGTACTCTTGTAAATAATCGGCATATTTCGCATTTGTAGGAAATTCAAGCTCTGCTTCATACTGCCCGTTTTCCTCTTCGGTGACAATACAGCTTATGCAATCACTCAAAAAACCAATGCCAGCATTTTCATAATTTGTTTCTTTGGGTTTAAATAATGTTGGTGTCATATTTTTGTTCGCCACCTGCCTTTCACTTCTAAACTCTTAACGTCTCCTGTCCAAGATATTTCATTTTTTCCTGGCAGAAACTTAGGAAACTCTTTTGAGTACATCTTGCTATTTTCATTGATCATTCCAGCCGTTGTTTCTTTATAGACCTCTTGTATTTCTTGATCACAATCAATTTCAATAAATTCTTCTATGCCTTTTAAAATTAATTCGTAGTCATTAATCTTTATCGTTATATCTCCTTGCCCCCAAATTTTAAAATAGGGTTCCGAAGAATACCTCAATGGATTTTCTAGTGTAAATGGTGCATTAAATACTTGAGATTCATTTCCTCTAATCATCATTTTGAATGGAGCAACACTTAAATCAAAAGAAAAAGGCACGCCAAGTCCAGTACCTCGGTGTCCTTCAAAATTTGGTTCATTAGAATTGATTACGTTGTATACAAAATCCGGATCATAATACGGTATAAAATCTACGTACTCGCCTTTTGTATCAATAAACTCGGTTACTATATCTTCTAAAACAGCGATATCAAAATTGTTTTTCGCTAAATAGAAACAAGACAACGATAGCGTTGCATTCGTATAATACTCTTTGTCTACTGGTATCAGCTTGTTTACCCCAGCGGCTTCTTTAAGTTCCACGACTCGTTTCGCCTTCGTTTTTTTCGGTCTTGTACGGATATAGGAATGAATTTCTTTGCTATGTCGACCATTAAGCCAAAAAGTACCATCTTGCATGATCGTCATTATAATCCACCTCTTCCAAACGGATTTTTTTGAGTTTTAAGATCGGTAAATCGATACATGAAATACTCGGCCATCTCATCCATAGTCTTTTTAGGTAGATTCCCATATGCATTTATGTGTAGGTGGATTTCATCGCCAGAACTACCTTGCATTTGTTCAGCTACCGCAGTCCGAATATACCCCATTAATTGATCGAGAGGGGCAATTGCTTCTTTTCCTGCCTCGCCGCCACCTAACAACTGATTACCATTTCGACCGAAAATTGTCGGTTTCGTTAAAATACCACCATCAGCAAACCATTTCACATCTAGGCCATTCGGATAAGATATTTTCTTTCCGAAAACTGTCTTTTCCCCCATCTTTAAGGTAAAATGTGGCAGCTTAGGCAATGTTATCTCCGGAAATTTCAGCTTCAATTTATCAAAGAATCCTCTAACAATGTTTATTTTGTCGTTGACTGTTTTAACGATTCCATTCATTTTATCAGTAAAGAATTTCGCTACTCCCCCAATGGCATCTCCTGCTCCTTTACTAATCCCTTTCCAAAAATCACCCATCCATTTCCCAAAGCTATCCCATTTTTCTTTCAACCAATCAGATATCGCACCCCAATTTTTAACGATATTTATTACTGCAACAATTGCTGCAACAACTGCAAGGATAATTAAAATCAATGGCCCTAGCGCCGTAGCACCTAACGCACTTACAACGGCCATAATCGCGGTAATCAATGGAGCAATACTGGTTAACAGAACAATAAGCCCTCCTAAGATGACGATAAATTGCTTCACGGGTCCTGGCATAGCTCCAAACCACGAAGCTAATGTTTGGATAACAGGAATCAATGCATCTAGTATTGGAGCAAGCGCTTCTGCAATAATAGCACCAAATTCGGCCATCACGTTTGTAACGTTATTCATCGCTACTTGTTGACGATCGATAGGATCAAGAGTCGCCTCGAATGTGTCTTCAACAGTTCCATTTACATTTTTCACCGTTTCTGCTAATCCTTCAAAATTTAAAGAACCACGTTTTATAGCATCTTCCATAACTCCTGCGCCCTTTGTTCCGAACACTTCTGCAGCAATTGTCATTGCTTCGGTTTGGTTAGCAGCTCCATTAATCTTTTTGCTTGTTTCTTCTAAGCCTTGAGATAAAGACTTATTGTCTTTAGCATATACAACACTGGCTTTCGACAAATATGAAAGCATTTTACTAGAATCAATACCGGATTGCTCGAACTTACCCATTAAGGCGACGCTTTCTCCAAAACCTAATCCTAATTGTTTGATTTGAGGAGCACCCTTGATCGCTTTATCGAACAAATTATCGACTGATTGACCCGTATTTTGCGCCGTTTTTGTCGTAGCATCCAACACCATGTTAAAATCTTCATTCGTGAGACTGTATGCTTCGATGGCTTTTCTAGCATTAATTGCAGAAGAACTGACATCAGCTTCATTTATATTTGCAAACTTTAAAAGATAGTCACTCGATTCTTCGAGTTTATCGTCCATGAAACCGAATTGAGTGTTCATTTCTCCGACAGCAGAACCGACATCGGAAAAAGAATCGACCGGCAAAGAATTGGTTAGATTCTTATATGTCTCTGTCATACTGTCAATCGCTTCCGCAGAAGCACCAGTTTTAGTGACAATGATATCAGCACCATCATCTACTTCGCGAAACGCATCTTGAGCCTTTCCGGCAAATTCTTTGATTTTATCACCAGCAGCACTCAACTGTTCAGCTGCTGCCATCATATTTCCGGAGTTCAACTTTGAGCCAATTCCTTCCATACTATCGCCAGTCGTATCTGCAGTAGAAGAAAGTTCCTTAAGCTCATTTTTTACATTCTCGATCGAATCGCCATCATCAATTTTATCAAGCGAGTCCTTCATTTCTTTTAGATCAACTTCACTACCCAAAGCTGATTTTCCAATTTTATTGATTGCTACTTCCAAGTCATCAGAACTGGCTTTTCCATTTTTGATAGAATTTACAAGCTTATTACCTAAAATATCTTGATAATCTTCAATAGATGTTCCTGTAGCTTTGAACAACGAATCAAGACGGCTAGTATTTTGACCTAGCCTTTCTTGCTCCGTTTGCATATTCTCTATTTGACCCTTATAGCCTTTTAGCGCTCCTTCGGTAGTAGCGAGTTCGCGCTGAAACGCTCGATACTGTTCCGCGCCGATATCTCCATTTTTATAAGACGCTTCAACATCCGCTTGGGCACCTTTTAACGCTTTTAATTTATCGCTAGTGTTCTGAACTTGTTCTGATAATAGCTGCTGCTTTTGTGCCAATAGTTCAGTATTTCCAGGATTCATTTTCAACAATCGTTCAACTTGTTTCAACTCACCCGAAACTTTAGTCGATCGAGTTGTGATATCTTTTAGACCGCTCGTGACTCCTTTTGTATCAGCATCTAATGCAATCGTAATTCCATTAATACGCTTGTTCGCCATTTTTTCACCTACCTTTAGAATGCATCAAAGTCAGCTTGAGTCGCTTTTCTTTTCTTCGCTGATCTTTTACCACCATCATTATCACTTGTCTTTTCATCGATCCATTCTTGGATATAATCAAGACATTGTCCGATGTCCATTAGTTCCATTTCCTGAATTGACAATCCGATTTCTTTACAAATAAAAAGAAATGATTCCATTGTGAGTAATTCATCACTCGAAGCCATTTCATCATTTACTTTTTTTTAGTTCGTACGCTAGCTTCTAGGAGCTCTGCAATCTCTGGCAATATTTCTTCAAGCGGCATCGTTTCGAAATCATCCAACCAAGTAAAAGGATCCGGAATGTTTTCATCTCCCGACTTCGCCATAACCCAAATGAAATTGTAAATCACCATTGTATCGAGGTAATGTAAATCTTCGAACGAAATTTTTTCCATGTCGAAAGTAGCTTCGCTGTTTTTTTCAGTTTCTAGAATTGCTTTAATAAGCTGCCCTTTATTCATTTTTGAATAACCTTCAACATTTTTTGATTTCAAGATTGATTTTAACTCATCGTTGTTAAGCTCTTTTAGTTCCGATTTTCTGTTTTCATCTTCGTCACCGCCGTTACTTAAAACTTTAGAAAGTTTCAACAAGTCGGCGAAATAGTCAGTACCGAATTGCATTTTATAGCGTAATGGTGTAGCAGCCGATGTTCTTAAACGAACTTGCTTACCATCAATTGATATTGTTTTCTCCATTGGTTATGCCCCCATCGTCTTTTCATAAACTGAACTGAACCAATTATCATAGACGGTTGGTTTTGTATTTTCTGTTGTTTTAGTTTTTACTTTCTTGTCACCAGGTCGAGGAGTAGCATTAAAACTCAACTCGGTAGTATTTACATTTTTACCAGTTGCACTACCTAGACCTGGTCGATTAGCTGAACAGTTATAAAGCACATGGCGCACTGCTTTTTTATCTCCCTCAAATTGAAACATCAAAGCAAACGGACTAGAAGAAGCATCTGATTGTTCAGTTTGCACCCCGTCCTCTTCGTCAACTTCTTCTCCTAGTATTTCCACTAAAAAATCATTTGGTACCAGGGCCGCACTAAATGTTCCAGTGTAACCTTTATTATCAGGAGAAGAATAATAAATGATGTTATCTGCTTCAAATTCGATTAAATCTCCATTCACTTCAAGATTTAATTCTGTTGCACCTGGATATCGTTTTGGCGTTTCATAGGTCATTGATCCATCTGCAGCAATCACTGCTTTCGCATAATAACAGTTCTCTAGACCAAATGTTACAATATTCTTTTTTTCTTCCATCTTGTTTTTCCTCCTATAAAATGATTTGATACATTACTTCATGCATTTGTTCATCTTCAATAAAACGTTCGAATGCATCCCATTCGATTTTATGATGATTTAAAATAGTTTCCAATTTAGTTTCAGCTGGAATATTTTTTAAATTGCTGTATAGCTCGATCGTTACATTTATCTGCTTAAAATAAGATTGATTATCAGCCTTTAAATTATCGGTGTTTTCTTGATAATACAAAATATACGGAAGATCAGGGGCTTTGCCTGTCGGCCATTGACGATAACCAACTTTTAATTCTGTTTTATCTAGAATCACTTTCAATTCTTCTAACGTCATCGTCTCACCGCCTTCTCTACAGCTGTCATAAATTCTTGCACAGCTGTTTCTTCTACCGGAGCAATATGTTTAATCGGTTTCGATCTGCCGCCGTTTCTTAACGCGTGATCATTTTCCAACAAATGGGTTAGTTGGTAGTCTGTAGCATTATGCACAACATAGCTTAACGAGTGCCAACGCGAGCCATCTGAGATCTTTTTCACACGCCAACCTTTTGCATATTTTCCTTTTCGTTTCGGGCTGGATTCACTTATTTTTTTAGCAGCTGCAGCAGAGATTTTTTCCGCTTGTTCATCAATTTCTTGCTGGACCTCTTCCGTGTACTCGATCAAGCTCTCGTGAATTGCTTTTGATAGATCATTCGGTTTAATCTGCGAATAAGATTTTTTAGCCATTTTGATCACCGATTTTTTGAGTACATTTCAGTTCAAGTTCTTCCTGATTAATTGGGTAAGTATCAACGACACGAAGTTTCTCCCCTTCATAAATCAATGTGGCTTGTCCGTCATACTCGTAAGGATGAACAATTAAAATTTGTTGCAATTTGATTCCGTTTTGTCCTGCAGCCCAATGATCAGACCGACCAATAGGTCTTTTACAGCAGCAAACAATTTCCTTCTTTGGTGTTCCCTTAATGGGTTGCCCTAGTTTATCTTCTGTATAAACATCTGTTAATAAGGTAACTTCATCATCCCAAGTCAATTCATTCATCTTTTTTTACACCGCCATTCTTCAAAATCAAGTTGTGTAATCGATATTGAATATTTCTTGGCATAACTCCTTCTCCTCGTGATCGATACCGCCATGCTGCATAATCGACAACAAACATCAAATGATTATTGTCTGTTCCATCGATCGACAAACTTTTTTCATTTGTTAGTTCGCTGACAATGCTTTTCAAAATAGCAAGTAAATAGGCATCTCGATTATCTTTCGAGATACCTAAGTTCGCTTTCAGTAGAGGTAAAGCTAATTCTTCCATGCCTTACTCCTCCGATTCTTCGGCTTCTAGCTCTTCCGTTTCCTTTTCTTCTTGATCATCATCTTCTTCTAAAATAATTAGTGGCTTGCCAATTTTGTTTTTATCAGTCGTCAGCTCTGCTAAGCGTTTCTTTGATTTTTTCCCGATGTATTCATCACCGATTTCATAGATTTTATTGTTATCCTGTAAATCTCTAAATTTTTCAATCACTGTATACATACTATTCCCTCCTTTTATGCACCTGGTACTTCACTTTCAATTTCTAAAGTAACTTGAACAAATGCTGCAGGCTCAACTGGTTTCCCATCATAACGACCAATACCACGAATAGCTGTTTGATAATCACGGAATTTATAATGTTGTGAAGAATCGATTTTTGTTTCTTCTCGTTCTACAAGTGTGTATTTTTCAAATACCCCAAAAATCAATTTGTCTTTAGGAATATAGTTGTTAAACACGACCGGCAATCCTAAAAAGTTAGGTGTACTAAGGTTTGGTAACTGTACAACATCTTTACCGCCACTATCGACATGTAAGGTTAATGCAGCAATTCTTTCATAGTACGTTTGACGGTGCATCGCTACTGTAATATCTCCTGTTGCATCTTCACCAGTATCGATTTTACCGATATGCGGGATAATTTCAGCGTAAGCTGGTTTAGCTGTTACTTGATTTTCTGTCGGAATTGCTGGAATGATTCCAGCTGGTTGTTTTTTCTCTTTCCCTTCACCGACTGCAATTGCCTTATCAATCCCTTTAGCGATTGAACGAGCAATTCGTTTTGTAAGATAATCATCCAAATTAAGAATTGGTTGCGCATCATCTAATAAAGAATTATCAATGTAAACGATACGACCGATTAAGAATCCGTCAAATTCAACCGCTGATAATTCTGAATCGTCATCTTCCGGCAATGTAACTCCGCGCATTTCCATCCATGTTGCTTCTTTTGTGTCAACATCAAGAATTAATTTCACTCTACCTTTAGCTACAACTAAATCAACTAATGGATATAGAGTTGTAAAATCGCCAATACGTTCTCTAATTCTTGACATCACAAGATCAGGAACAATGATTTCGTTATCTCCCCCTGCTGGTAAAACATTTCCTGCTGCACGTGATTTTAATTTAGAGCGAAGTTCTGTATAAAAATCAAGAACTTCTCGTGTTAAATAGTTATCTCCTAATTCTTGAGTTCTTGTTTGTACTGTTTTTGCCATTGATCGAACATCTCCATTTCCTTTATCATCTTCCGGTTCTTTTTCTTCTAGCTCTTTCAATTCTGTTTCTAAATCCTCAATCTCTGCGACAAGTTCTTTTTCTTCTTCTTTTTTTTCGTCAATTTCTTTTTGAAGTTCCTCTACTTCTTCTTCAACAGCTTTGATTTCCTCATCTGTTGCAGCTTCCCCGATCGCTGCTTCTAAGTCCGATTCCCGTTTTTTCAAATCAGAGAAAGCAGAACGTAATTGGTCCAATAATGATTTACGTTCCTTAATTTTTTTATTTACTAATAGTTGTCTAAGTGCCATGATTTCATCCGCTCCTTAATGTTTTGTTTACGTTCATTTCTTCGTTTTTCATTCATTCCATTTACTTCTTTGCGTCTTGCTTCGACTTCCGTATCTTCATAGGCAGGAAAAGTTACAACGGACACTTCAAACAGTTCAATTTCTTTGATTGTCCATTTAACCGTTCCATCATCACGCCATTCTGTATCTTCCTCCAATACACGAAAACCAAAACTACATTGATCAATGTCACCGCGCTTCACTCGTTCATACAAATTGACTGCGTCTGAATCATTTTCGTTGATTAAGATTTCCCCAAACAATCCTTTAGAATCAGCCTTCAATGTAAGAGTTCCAGCTTTCGTTCGTCCTAAAACTTTCGAACTATCATGATCAAACAACGCCCGAACATCGTCAGGAATCGTTTGGCATGCTTCTGGTAGTATTTCTTCAAATGCGCCTGGCCATAATTCGGTTTCCGAATTAAAAACAACAAAATAGCCGGCAATCTTCTTTTCGCCAGCTTCTTCATTATCTCTTGTTTGTAAACTACTTACTACACTACGGATTTGCCTTTCTTTACTTCTCGTGGTCATTCGTCCTCTTCACCGCCTTTATCTAATTTCTTTTGATCTCCTATCATCCCTTTTGGAATATAATTTTCAAGAATGACTAGTTCGTCCAGCCCTTCCATGAAATCAAAGTCAACAAGTCCTCTTGCTTCGTTTCCAGTTGCCAACCCCATTTTATAGAGGTTCATACCTAAATTGCCTAGCACTTCTAAATCGTAGGCGTATAGGCTTCTAGCGTTGCACCTGAAATACCATTTTGGATTTACGAGCAAGTTTTTAGTTAATGTTTGTTGGAAAATTTGAGCAATCGACATGATTTTCGTTGTAATAAAATTGTTGTACTCATCTTTGTTATAGTTCCCGACTCCTAAGAAAAAAGCCGGAACTCCTAAAAGTCCAGCGACCGTCTTTTTATCGATCTCAACTGCATCATTAATGGCAATATCATTCAGCGTCAATGGTTTTACTTGTTGTACTTCGATCATTTCCCCTGGAACGATCCACGGCTTTCCTGTTTCTGATCGCGTTAGATACATTTCTTCAATTTTCTTTCTACCTTCTTCGTTGGTCAACTCTTCCGTTTCCCCGTCTACCTTAACTATAATGTTTGGCATATACTTAGAACCCATAAAGGCTCGTTTCGTTGCGGTCGCTTGTTTAAGATTCTGAGTGATATCTTTTAATGAAAGGCGATATCCCGTTCCTTGCCACGGCTTCTCCGGATCTGGATTGATTGCAAAATGGATAATCTCGTCCGGATCAAATACAGTCCCTTGATAACCAACTTTATAAGATAACCCATCTTCAATAAAGTTAACTTTAGAAGGTGCCAGCGGGATCAATTCATCTATCAATCCATTTTTAATTACTGGCCAAACAATACTATTTCCGTCGCCTGGTAGCAACATGGAATAAACAATCGCATATACCCAATTTTTTCTAGTCATAACAGAGTATGGATTGATATCCAATTTACGGGATAATTCATTTTTCACTCGAACATCACCTTCCGGAGTGTTCTCCATCAAATGAATAGTCATATTTGAAACTAAATCAGCAATCTTATCCACTGCGATTTTCACTTCCGGATTCTCACTCAACCGAGTATAGCCCGAAACAAATAATTCCTTGGCGCTATCCGAGATAAAGAATCCAACATTCGATTCATTTGTTGGCTCTGATCTAATTTTTGCTTTTCCTGCTTTTCGTTTTCTTTTGCTCATCTGTCATACTTCCTTCCTAACCGCCGTTTAACCATCCAGTTGCGACTTTTGAAATACCTGTATCTTCTAACATTTGGCAACAAGCAAACACACCTGCATCAAAAATATCAATCCTTTGTGTGCCACCATCTCCATCAACTTTTTCATATTGGATCATGTCATCTGTTTTTTCAATCGCTCTGACATTTTGAACACAATACTCAAATGATTCATTCCCTAAATAGTAGAACTCCGAATTTTTAACTTTCATTTCTATTCGTCTAAATCCTTCCGATTTACGCCAAAAGTACTGCGGCTGATCCACTATTTTAAATTTTGCTTGCTTCATTTTTCTAAAGAACTCACGACCGAATTTTTTATCAAAGCCAACTTTTTTTATTTTGAATCCTTTATTTTTCATCAAAATGAACCAGTTGACTATATCATCGTAACTGGTTGTCGGGGTATTCGACATCGTTAACCATCCGTCAGCTTTCCAACCGAACACAGGAATATCATCTTCTTCTGCTTTTTTTGTCGCATTAACCACAGGAAAGAACGCTTGTGTGATCACGATATCAATTTCTTCCCCTTTGAACTTATAAGTCCCATAGATGGCACCAGCCGTTAAATCATGCAATTTGGATAAATCTGCACCACCATACCAACTAATAGGTAATTTAGCTAGCTCTTCCATGGTCCAATTGTACTGATTATCACTGTAAATGAATTCATTTACATCAAAGTATGCTTTCATCGAATTTGTAAATACATTCAACGTTTTATTGAAAAATTCTCCTCGTAATTGTGGGTCATTCATCGCCTGCTCTGCATCTTTGATTAATTCATCAAGTGTTACGGTCACACCAACGGAAGGATTAGCCATTTCAAGAATTTTAGGATCTGTATAATCAAGTATCTCCCCTTTTTCATCTTGATCCGCCTTACAAATAAATATGAAATATGAATCATCTGTAACTGTTCCGTTCAGCACTTTTTTACAATACTCAAGACGTTGTGCAAGAAAACCGTTCGGGATATCTCCCGCTGTTGAAATGCCTAATAACAGTTTGTTTCGGTATGCTTTCTGTGCGTTTTTCATCAAAGAATACTTCTTAGCTCCAGCACGTTTCCAAGAATGAAGCTCGTCCAGGATCAACAAGTTACAGTTCAAAGAATCTAGTCTATTTTCGTCTGCAGCAAGTGCTTGTAAATATCCTGACCCGTTTGTCTTCCAATCAAATGAGATGGAATGTTCAGCATTATTATCTCGGATTCTAATTTTGTTTTTTCGAGCAGAAGGTTCAATATTCTTTCTAAGGAAGTCAAAAGCCTCCATTGTCTGTTTCAATGAATTCGCTAAAAGATAAAGTTTAGATCCTGCTTTTCTTTCTAATAGAATCATCGCCCAACTAAAGGCAGCCATAAATGCAGTTTTCCCTTGCTTCCTAGGAATGAATATTAATGATTCAACGAACCGCCGCATATTTGTTCCTGGAATAAAAAATCCTAACAAATTTACTACTACATAAATTTGCCACGGCTGTAATATCAATGGTGATCCTGGCAAATCATTTCCTTCAATATCTTGTCCTTGAACATGTTTGATCGTTCCTTGAATCAGTCCGATAACAAAATCAACTTGATCTTGTCGGACATCCCATTTGTCTGATTCAAGATCATTTAGAAATCTCTGGCATTCAAGAATCTTCTCTTCACACGCAACTTTCTTCCCTTCGACAATCGACGTTGCATATTCAACAGCGACTTTGAAATGCGGAGAATCAATTTTCTTTAGACTATTACGAGCCATGTTATTTTATCCGCCCATTTTTTCAAGGAAATTGGCTAACGGATTATCTCCGTCATCTTCTCCGGAAGTCTTTCTATTTTCTGCCGCTTTTGCGTTAAGACAGAGCCTGTCGCTGTATAAAACGATGTCTTTTCTTAGACTTTCGAGAGATGCAAGAATCGGGCTCTTTTTTACACTGTTTGTACCTGAAATAACAAAAGTTCTGCTCCCATCTTTTTCGAACTCCCGCAATTGAAAATAATATTGATGAACCAATCCGGCATAAATGCTGATAAGCCTGTTGTATTCAATTTTGTAAACACCTAACGATTTCATTTGTTTGATCGTATCGCGTTTGATCGTCTCTTCTTTTGGCACATTTTTTACCATGATTTTTTCACCTCATTTTCTCAAAAAAAATTTATGGGGGTCGGCGCATTTGGAAGAAGTTCCCATCCTCGGTTCCCAAAACTATATTTTTTGTTTTTAAATTAGGGGGGATTTGATTTTTTTCTTTCCCATTTTTCAAACTCCTTCCTTCTTTTTTTCTGCCAGTACTTCCCTTTAGCAGTGATAGAGTGATCCTTCCTACTATGGAATGTATTGTGCGCCTCGTTAGTTACAGGAAGTAAATTCCAATCAACTAAAGAGAGTTCAGGATAAAGCTCTAATGGATAAATATGATGAACTGTTTCAGCATCAACCGTGGTTCCGTATCTTAGTGTTTGCTGGCAAGTGTATTCATATTTCTTCAAGATGTGATTCTTTTTCTTTATCCATCTTTTGCTTTTGTAAAAAGGATTTACTTGTTTCATTTCGATTACATTCTTCCTTTGCTCGCGCTTCGGCAATCTTGATATAGATAAGATATCGTGTCTTTTTAGGGAACATCATTGCGCTCTCCTCATTTTTTTGTAATCAAAAGAGACACCGCGATTAATGCGATGTCTCTTTCCTCTATCTAACAATTGGATGATTTAGAATGACACTATGTGAGTAGTCTATTCTTATTCTCTCCATCGACTAAGTATCGAAAAAGTTTTTAAAAGATTACTGACTAATTGTGTAATTGTGTTTTTATCTCTCCTTACTTTTTCGACGCTATCATAGTAACACAGAAAGTGTGCACGATGTGTGCAAGGAATGTGCATTTAAAAGTTGCTCATAACAACTTCGACTCCAAAAAGTATTATGGAAAGTTTATTTAAGTATTCGGTAATTCTTTTAGTAATTACACTTCTATCTACTCTATACTCAGCAGCAATATCTGCATCACTTAGTTTAACATCGTTTAGATATTTCATTTTCAACATTGCATACCCAGTAGGATTTTTTTTCTTGAATTCATTCATTGATCTGTCTACATGGTCCATAAGCTTAGATGTTTTAGCTTTATTTTCTAATAGCGCAGTAAGATGGAATCGATCTTCTCCCCACACACCGCTTGTCAGCTCATCGGTTACTTGCTCACTAATTATTTCGCAATGTGATTTCAAGAGATGGTAATTGCTCAATAAAAGTTTCGTGTTATGATAAGCATTGTCTCTTAGTTTCTTTTTCTCTAGTAAATTCAATTTATGCAACTCTTTAGAAATTTTCTTAATTGTATTGTCACTTAGTTCGACAATTTGAATTTGCTCTTCCATAATCCTCTGTCCTCTCTATAGCAGACATCAACATTCTGTTAATTTCATTGACTCTTTAATTGTGTCACATGGAAAACAATTGTATCCGTTTTTGTCACATTTCTCTGTTGTATAAGAAAATCCAATATCCCCATTAACAAAATCAGCAGTAAAAAAATCAGTGCCCGCTTTTTCATAAGCACGTTCAACTGTATAAACTCCATCAATAGGTATTTCTACCAATCGAAACTCTTCCGGTTTAAATCCTTCTTTCGTTAACTGATCGGCGATCTCTTTTAAATGCTGCTTCTCTAAACATTCGTGATAACTCGCGATTACGGTATAGCTTAGCAGACGACCCCTGAACTTCTTTTCATTTTCTAAATAGTCAAGTGTTGATTTTTTCATAATGTTCTCCTTTCACTCTCTAGACATTAAATAAATACTCAGTCCTGCAAATATCCATATAGGAATGATACATACTATCCAATCTACCACGCCTCTTACCTCCGTTTTTCAAGAATCAATTTAAGGTTCTTTGATTTCCAAATATTCTTTGATCTCCGAAATCATATCTTCTCTCTCATAATGTTCTTGATCCAAAATTTCTTTGATATCATCTTGAGTAATTCTTTTATTTAAAGTATTCCTTTCAACTACATCCACTACCCACTTAGGATGAGCACCTGCTTTAGAGTATGCAGATTGTGGCAACAATCCCAATAACGCTTCGTATCTCTGTTCAAGGTCAATGGCCATCCCAAGACAAAGAACAAACTCTTTATCATCTTTACGTTTTTCATACAAATCAGGGCGCTCATCCTTCATCATTTGCAAACAAATAGCGAACCATTCCTCATCCTTGAATCTGCTTCTTGTAACCAAAGGACCATAGACTACTTCTTTTCCGTCAACTACTACTTTTACCATTTCTTTTCCTCCTAATTATTGATGATCTGCCAACCATTACTATTTCTATAATAGATACGCTTAAATGCATCTACCTTGAAAATCAATTCTCCTGTGCTGTTTGATCCGAAGACTAGTACAGCTTGTTCGTTATTCTCGTTTATCGGTATTAGATTTCCTTTAGCGATGTTCTTTTTCATAAATAAACCTTGTATGACCGCTGATGCTTCATCTACCGATATTCTGTTTATCATTACTGATCAGTTCCAATGATTCCATTTTTTCGAGGTAATCGTAGTAGTATAAATGTTCAGCCACCTCAAAAGGTACAAAATACGACAACGGAATATTCTTACCACCACCGGAAAGAATATGGCTTTCTATCGTCATATACTTCTCGATATCTAACAGGAATACCTTATGCAGCGGATTGAACTGAATCAGCAGAAACGCTGCACCACCTGTTTCCTTAAAATCCAATAGAAATTTCTTTTGGTGAGGTGATACAGTCGGTTTGTTGTGGCTGAATAGGTTAAACCTAGTTTTGGTTGCTGTACTCTTACAATCAAAAGCAACAGGTACACCTTTTAGATGTCCGATAAAGTCACAGCCTGTTTTTTCAGATGGTACAAACACAGTACTACCATAATTTCTAACTGCTCTTGTGCCAGTAGGTATTTTAGCTACAACTCCTAACTTTTGCCGCTGATACCATAAATTAGTTACAATAATTGTTTGCTCGAATCGGCTCCATTCTTTCATTTGATAATCTCCTTTCTTGAAAACATCTGTCTAAAAATTGCCATTAGCACTGCTCTTACAATAGAATTGCCAGCCTGCTTATATAACTGACTATTGCTACAGACAGCTTGTGCTTTATAAAAATCCTCATCTTCAAAATCCATCAATCGCCAACATTCGAGTGGCGTTAATTTACGGATTCTATATCCGTCCGTTACTCCTGCATCATGTTTGTTTGCTTTTAAGGTGCGACTTATTCCTTCTAACGGACCTCTATGAAACTCTGGTGAATCATTTGTGTATATTCCTGACTCTTCAACGACATAGTTATCTTTCTGAACAGTAGTGATTGTATTTGACGTTCCTTTTTTGTTAACCTCCAACCTTTGTTCAACAAGATTACCAGGTGCCCTGTCACTAGGATTCTTAGGATTCCGCCCCCTACTTGCGGCTATGACTGGTAAGGCAACAAAGTTATTCTCTTGCCAACTTGATGTTGTGATCGATGGACTGAGTTCATGTGATCCACCTTCGTTGAAACCTCTTCCTTTTTGTAATATTTTAGGTTCTTCACCTTTTCCAGTAGTAATTGTTGGTGCAATTCCGTTTTCGTCAAATACATCGCCCCCTTGACCTTTACCACTTGGGTTGACATTACCCACCTTTTCAATAATTTTAGGTTGTCGGTTTCCACCTTGCATAGTGTCTAAAGTTGGTGAAATACCTTCGGCACTGTATACTCTTCCTAGTTGTTCCCGATTAGAGTCAAAGCTACCAACCTGTACAATTTTTGGTGCGTCTTTATACATTGTTGCAGATAAAGTAGGTGCTAACATTTCTTGGCTGTAAACTCTATCCCTAGTCGCAAAACTTAAATCGTTTCTTTGGTGACAGGTACCAATTACTTGTTTGCTCAAATCAATCTTTCCGTCAGTGTTTTTCAAAAGCTGTCGGACTTTTTCATCTGACAAGTAATACTTCTCGTCAACTTCATCTTCCAATACATCTTTAAGCCTTTTAGTCAGTTCAAATGGTTTGGGAAAATCGAACTGTTCATGATCTCCTAAAATACTAACGACAAATACACGTTCTCGATTTTGTGGAACTCCATAGTGTTTAGCATTTAACACTTGCCAATAATTTGCGTACCCTTGACTTGCTAACCAATCCAACCACTTATCAAAATTAGGTTTGTGTTTTTTACCCACTAGATTTTTGACGTTTTCCAATAATAGATATTTGGGCTTTTTACCCTCAATCACTTTTCTACACTGCCACAACAGGCTACTTCGTGTTTCGCTATCCTCGTCTAATCCTTTTTGCTTTCCCGCTACAGAAATATCTTGGCAAGGAAAACTGTACGTAAACAAATCATGATCAGGTATTTCATCAACGCTAATTTTTGATATATCCCCTAAATTATTAACGGCACCATGGATTGCTTCGTAAGATTGAATTGAAAATTTGTCTATTTCACTAATAGCCACTACTTCATGATCTATTCCTAAATCTCTTAATGCCATCGCTTGGGAACCAACCCCTGCGAAAGCTTCAAAAACTTTTAATGTCATAATTTTTAAAAAGGAGTAAAAAGCTTTTTAAGTGCTGGCCAGCAAACCTCCACTCCTTTCTTTGTTTTATTTACCGAATGCGAATTTCTTGTCGCGTGTTCTACGGTTATATTTTTTGATGTATCGTTCGTTGCCTGTCAAGGTGTTATTTCTAACGACATTAATGGCGCTTGTCATCAAACAGCTCATACCGTTTTCTAAAGCGCGCTCGTTTCCCTCGATCTTCATTTTGTTTTTCTTAATGATATATTCAATCATCTTTTCCATGTGCTGTGTCCTCCTCTAAAAATCGATTATACGTATATCGTTTCGCTTGCTCTGACAAAAAATAGGTTGGTTTCTTAATCAAGTAATCTTCGGCATGCTTAGAAGCCCACCCGATATCGACTAATTCATCTAGCTCTTTATTTGGTCCGATATACTGATTCCTAACTATTTGCTTTCTTCTATCCAATCCAATCGTTTTTTTCATCACTTCGTATTGTTTATCCGTTATATTAGGCATATCTGTAACGCCTCCCTTTACGATCTGGCTCCCCACTATGCAAAAGCTTCGGCAATGTATTACTCCCTATTCTGCAACGTTTCTGTACCGTGGGTAATCCATAGTAAGTGATAATATTGCCGTCTGGATAAATTACTTCGATCTTTGTGCCCTTCGGGTCTTTTATCTGTTTCCCGATTTTACGAACCATTTCGGCAGCACCAGGGAATCCTTCATCTTCCATGTACAAGTGGTACAGCAACAATTTTCTTCGTGCTGCTTTTTCTTCTCTTTGATCCATGACACTATTTCTCCCCTTCCATTATTTTTCTGATTTGATAAGCGTTATCGATCAACAGCTTTATCGTGTCTTTTGGATACCAACGTTTCGTGTATCGCTTATTCTTTTGCCTATCCCTTGTTGTTAGCCAATCTAACTTCTTTGTTGTTTCTTCATCTAGCGAAAAACGAATCCTAGTTAGTTCGGATTGTTTTTTGTAGATGGGTCATCAAACAACGATAGGTGGGTCATCTGATTTTTAGGTTGATTTCTAGGCATCGACTTCTACTCCCTTCGTTTGCTCTTTCTATTCGGTGGTTCTTTTTTCCACATGATCAAATGAAAATGCCATCCAGTCTCTTCGTAGTACGTTGGTTCAATAAACGTAATGTGGTACTTTGGATATATTTTTTCAAAATATTCATAGCCGTAATCGTTTGATGTTGCATACTTTTCTATTTTTCTCATGGTGTACAAATTATCGTTTTTAGTTCGATATGGGCGTTTTAAGTTTTTGCTTGCTCGCCAGCTTTTTTTCTTTGATTTCCAGCTACGAGCTTTTGAAATATATTTTGCTAAACCGACGATACCATCCGATGTCGCTCTAACAACTGAATGATAAGTACGTCCTAAACTCTCTCGTTTTTTTCCTCTGCCAGTTGCCCAGAGATCATCTAGTTTGTCCATTGTTACACCTTTTTCAAAAAGAGCATGAAAATGAATATGCTTCAATTCGCCCGTTTCTTGATCTTCTGTAAATTCAAGAATATAAATATACTTCATTTTTTCTAATCCGATTTTTTTTCGATAGTAATTGATACGTGCAATAAATTTGTCGAAATCATCATAGGCATCTTCAATTGTCAATGGATGATATTTCGGTTTATAGGTGTAAGTTGCCCAATAATCTCCTTCACCGAAATTCCCCTGACATAACCATCTCAAATGACGTCTACTGTTCTTGTCATTTAGATTTCTTTGCTTGGGACGAGATACGCCTCTTTTGTTTGGCCTTTTATTTTTTACGATGGTTGCTGCTTCTTCTGTATAGTTATAAATATCTACTTCGACATATGGTCCCGTTTCTATTCTCTTTGCTCTCACAAATGACCTTGACATGTAAATCCATCCATTCTTGTTTATTCTTTCCCCGTAACGTTAATATCAATTACAAGGTTGACAAAACGTTGATAATACAACGTTCGCAACTTGATAAATCTATTCAAGAATGGTATAGTTTACCTATCAGTTGTTTTCATTCTTGAAAGCAAAAGCTTTGACCTTCTCTCACAAAGAAGGTCATTTTTTATCGATTGCTGCTTCGAGTTCACCGAGGCGGCTTTCTTTTTTTACTTTGAATTTCATCACTTCTGCATCTCGCCACGTATCTTTTTTCGTGCCGATATATTCAAGCTTGGTTAAACGATCCAGTTTTGCCCTGTATGACATAACATTTCCATTAACTGGATGCTTGATATGAAAATGAATACCGTTTTCCCTTAGTTCTTCTCTGACTATTTTTAGATTATTTTCTTTAAAATATGCAGCTGCTTGTTTGTATATCTCAACCCATAATGGCCTCACTTCTTTCGGGCATTGGTAGGGTATTCTCAATAGATCACGCATTCGATCACCTTCTTTTTAAAGCATAGAAGAATCAATCAATAATACTCGGCTTTTATTTTCATCAATGATGCGTTTCGCTTCGGAAAATCCTATCGGTGTATTTTCCCCTTCAACTACTGATTTTGATACTCTTTCTAACGCTTGTTGCTCTGAAATTACTTCTATGAATGGAATTTCATCATCGTTTGAGTACCCTCCAATTTCGATAGCTTCTTTTTTGTTCTTAGCCTGAATCAGTTGTTCTTCCTCAAAATCATAAAATTTCGTTCTAGACATTTGTTTTCTCCTTTCGTTTAAAATCTCGACCAGTCATCCTGATCACCGTTAGTATCGTTGCCATTTTTAGCTCTAAGGAAAGCGTATATCCCGTAAAGAATACACGCTGCCCCTATTATCAAAAGTATTTTCCCTATGAAAAATCCCATATGATCACCTATTTCTTAGCATCAACAATTGCTTCGCCAGTCTGCACTTCAACCCAGCCATGTTTTAAGCGGGCTTCTGCTTCTTTAAGGTTGATCAATTCCGGTGTGATCGATTCCGAAAGTTTTTTATTTGCATCAGCTTCCGCCTCTGCAGACTTCACTTTTTGATAAGCTTGGCTATCTGCTTTCGTTTTGGCTGTCTGTGCATCTAGCTTCGCTTTCTCATTGTCTTGACCTGCTCGGATGATGCCATCGATTGATTTTTGTGTTTCACTGTCAACTTCCGGTACTCCGACTGTTACATCTTCAACAATAAAACCTTTCGCTTCTACTGCTTTTGAGAAATTTCCAAGTAAAGAAGCCTCTACTTTTGAAGAATCGCCGGATAAAACATTTAACAAACTGTATTTTGAATAAACTTCTCGTGCTTCTTTCTGCAGCTTAGATTTTAGCCACCCTTTTTCAATATCTTCGGATGTGATATTTCCGAATTCCTTGTACATTTTTGATGCATTCGTAGGATCTACCTTGTAATCATATTTGATATTTACGGTAGTTTTTTTGCCATCAGAGGTTGAAACGGAGACATCTTTTGCCTGGATCGTTTGCAAACGAATCGGATATTGGATCACTTTATCTAATCCGACAAATTTAACTCCTTGTGATAATGTATTGTCTTTAATACCACCATTCATGGAGTATCGAACACCCACATAGCCATTATCGATCTTTTCGAAAAACTTAAATGCTCCGACTACTCCTAGCCCTATAACTACCGCTCCTGATACAAGCAGCTTGATCCCTGTGTCTTCTTTCATATTTCTTTTTCTCCTTTTCTGTGATAAAATTTGTTTGTAGAATATTTATATTAGCAACCTGACGGAAACTTCCCTTCTGTTAGGTTGTTTTTTTATTACCAATGTGTAACGACCCACTGATCGATATTTAAAGTTGTGCCTGAATAATCTCTCATTGCTTCATCTGTTCCACAAGCAGAACAAATATAGATACCTTGTTCATGTCTTGACATCGCATTTCTTGATGGTGTTTTATCCAAAGTAGAAATACCGCAACGTGGACACAAAGTCGGTTTCTTCTCACCTAAATATTTTTCGTTATATGATTTTACGTCCATCTGCATAACCTCCATTTCTATTATTTTCTTCTGCCTTTTTAAACAGACTACCTGGTGTAACATTAAATTCATCCGCTATTTTCTGTACCAGTTCAAAGGATGGTGAGTATTTATTTTCTTCAATCGATTTGATTGTAGCTGGTGATACATTCACTCGTTCCGCTAACTCCTCTACAGACATTTTTCTATTCTGTCTATATTGCGGGATCATGCATACAGTCGTGATTTTTGATCGCTGTTTTCTTCGGTTCAAATCTTGAGCGTAAGTCATAAAAGCTAGTGATATGCCATAAGTTGCAAGAAGCAATCCGTAAATCAAAACCATTGCTGGTGGCACTCGTAATCCTATTAACATACCTACCCCAAAAATACAGGCAATACCTCCACTTAAGTTGGCTTTTTTTGTTAGTAGTTTCATTTAGATATCCTCCGTGATATGTTCTAATGACTCTAACGCCGATTCTAATTCTAAAAACGCATCTTCTATATTTAAACTAGCTTCTTCCGAATTTTCATAACGTTCAGATCCATGCAAATTTTCAGGCATATTTTCTCTGTATTCTTCTTCCTCATCTCTAATTTCTTCCAATCGTTCTAAAGAAGTTTTTAGCTCTTCGGTAATCTTTTTGATCTCTCTTTTTCTTCTTAAGTTCAATATTCTTCTCTCCTTTAAATTTTGTATTTTTCCATCAAATCGTCGATGTCGTGCTTGTCATATCTTAAAAATCCATCTATCCTGATTTCTTTCAATCCATGGGCTATAAGATTCTCAAAACCTTTAGTATTCACTCCACCGACGTATTTCATTGCTTCGTTCTTTTTGAGGTATCGAACATGCGCAACGTTCGATCGGCTGATTGAATCTACCGCATCTCTTACAATTTGCACAATCGCAACTCTCAATGATTCTAGAAATGTTTTGCTAAATAGGTCCATTAGGCCTTCCCTCCTTTAGATCAGCACAGTTCTTTATTATGCTGACTTTTTGTGTTTTTCTTTTTCCAGCTCTAACCTTGCTGCTTGTTCAGCGACACCAATCATGTATCCTGTAATGAAAGATTTTTTAGGATCATCTGAAATAACGAATTTCTTCATTACACGATCTTGCACTTCTTCCTTTGTCTTATTCATAATCTCACCTCCAAAACGTTTTCGTTGATAACAATATAATACACGTTGGCGATATTGTCAATAAAAAAGTTGCCAATGAAAACTATTTATGTTTTAATTGTTTTTAGGAGGTGATCTAAAATGAACGAACGTATTTATCAATTAAGAAAAAAACTGGGATATAATCAAGAAAAATTTGGAACTTTAATAGGTGTAACAAAATCTGCAATTAGTAATTGGGAAAGCGGACGAAGAAAGGTTCCTGATTCGTCAATAAAACTGATATGCAGACAATTCAATGTGGACTATATTTGGTTAACAACGGGCGAAGGAGAAATGTTTCATCAGTCAGACGATGAAATAGAGGTTGCTGTTGAAAAGATTATGTACGGAGAAAATGAATTTCACAAAAACCTATTTAAAACATTTTTGAAGTTAGGCGAAGAAGAGTTACTCGCGTTGGAAAAAATCATGGACACGTACGATGAAATTGTAAAAAATGACAAAGAAAAGAGCTGACATTATTTGCCAGCTCTTTTCATATTTCTAAAAATATAATTATAAATTTTTTCTAGTTCTTCCGGTTCTTCTATTTCAATAACTATTTCTAGAATCGCTTTTTTATACGTCTCAACTTTGACTTTAGTCGCTTTATTTTCCATAAGTGCTGCTCCTTTTGATTGATCGAAAAACTTTATTATTCGTAAATTACAAAAAGATTGTATTTTAAATCTTACAGAATATTTCTAGTGATAATTAGTATTTAGTTTGTTATACTAGTGTTGTTTAGCGCTTATCGCTAAGATAGGAAATTCTCTGATATCTTATTTGGTTTAGCCGCCCGAAGATATCAGAGTATTTTTTTATACCCCTCCTACAAATCCATAACCGATTAACCCAAATAGCAATGACATCATTTGACCACACCTCCCTCTTGGATATTCCTACTAACAATTAAAACACCAAACATTACCTAGGAGTTCTAATTACACCCATAATGTAACAAATTAGAGATCAAAAGAAAAGACAAAATCTGCAAATTTTCACTATAGGAAATTATTAGCAGTTTTCCAACTCATTAATAAAAAAATGTATGTTTCTTTATATATTTTTGCTATAATGAAAATTAAGGAGGTGAAACCTTGAAAACAGGCGAAATTTTACGTTTTTTTAGAAAAAACAATAAGCAGAAACAAAAAGAAGTTCGACCACTTGAAATGAGCCTTTCAGTTTATTCAAGAATAGAATCAGATAAGCAATCAATGAACTTTGAAGATCTCCAACAAACTCTCGAAGGGTTATGTATTACTCCGGAGGAATTTATAGCTTTTTCGGATGCTGACTATAAACAACGGAAATTCATCGAACTATTTAATTATTGCGGTAGTCATCTAGAGAATCAAACAAAAAAAAAGCAATTATTATCATATTACAACCTTTATATATCTGATAATAATTTGTCACTTACTAGTTACTCAAACCTAATTGCAATTAAACGATTTTTCGGTGTTCATTGGGACGAAGTTGAGCAACTTAAAAAAAATGAAGTCCAGGACATTGTAAATTATATTTCAAATAGGCTTTTTTTAACATACTATGACTATAACATTTTATTGAATATCAGCTCTTTGTTATCTGCAGAACAGTCGAATGCAATAATACATAAAGCTCTCCCAATAAAGAAAGAAAACAAACGATCAAGAAAAACTAAAGTATTTGCGTACAACATTGCAAGAAATCTAATTACTGCTATGTTGTATGAAGGAGAGTTTCAGTCAGCAAGAAAATATATTGAGTTAGCTAAAATGCAGGACGTTGAGCTAGCAAATTATAATTATCGGATGCATATACAATATTTGCAAAACTTGCTAGATTACTTAGAAACCGGAAATGCTAAATATCACGAAAAAATCATGCATTACATCCACACCTTAGAAGATATTGGAGATCATACTACAGTAAATGATATTAACAAAGAAGTCAGATCGCTAACGCATCAAAAAGGCAACGGTATTTCATTGTGGAATGATGTTCATCCCATCACTATAATCAAAGAAGATTAAAGAAGCGATTTTTTATTCGCTTCTTTTTTTAGTTGAGTTAAACAATCTAATGATGATATAATCAAATTGTAAAATATTATTACAGGAGGTACACTTTGAAAAAGAGCATAGTACTATTTATGTCATTGTTAATGTTAGTTGGTTGTTCTAGTAATTCATCAAAAACTACACAAAAAGAAGGTACAAAAGAGTCGACTGTTACAAAAAAAGTTACTAAGAATAAGCAAAAGAAAAAAGAAGTTACTAAACAGTCAACTTCATCTTCCACTTTAAAACAGAGCGAAGAACAACAAATTGGTTTATCAGATTTTGTAGGTGGCTGGGGAGTACCACAAAGTGGCAATCTATTTTTTATTAATTCAGACGGAACTTATTCTTCAGCAACAGCGACTAACGCCAGTCTTGGTGATATTGCTTTTTCTGTAAATGATAATAAAACTTTTTTGATGTCTACTTCAATAGGTGATTTTGTCAAAGAGCTTGACGGAACTTTAACTGCGAAGGGACAAAATTATCAATATTTAGGAAACGTCACTATGGAACAATTCTTACAAAATAAAGAAGATAGTGCTGTTCAAAATCCTCAAGAACCTTCTTCATCTCCTTCAGCAGCATCTGAAAATAATGTTGCTGGAAGAGTTGCTCCAGTGGACAATAGCGAAAATATTGCTGAAATTGTTTCTTACTTTGATCAACAAAGAGCATTGATCATAAACAAAAAAAGAGAGCAAATTCAATCATGGAAAGATTCAGGCGAGGTTGAGTGGTCTGATGAAATAATAAATTCAGCATTCGCGGAATTTGAATCCTATTTGGGGTCATCTTCTGATTTCACCCATTTGGTCGGCAACTCTTCTCAAGATTATATTAAAGCATCAATAGATAAACGATTCCAACATGCTTTTGATACAATGATACAAAAATGATCTTTCATTAATCTAATAGAGTTTGACAACAAAATTAGGATATGTAATAATACGGATTGTATGGCAGACGTTACCACGTTGCCCGATTCAAACTAATTAGGGCTGATCTTATTAGGCAGTCCGCCATCACATTTTATGTGGTGGCTTTTTTAGTATAAAATTTGTATTGGAGGAAACAATGGCAGAAAAAAAATTAGATTCTAGAATTAAGGAAAAAGAGGTAAACGGAAAGACTCGTTACGAAGCACAATTATATCTAGGCGTTGATCCTCTAAATGGAAAGAAACGTAGAACGACACTACGGAGTTCTAAAAGCGCCGAGGATCTTGACCGGAAAATAAAACGAAAAGAAGCTGACATTAAAAAAAGTGGATTGCAACCAAAAATAGAGCAAAAGAAATTCAAAGAACTTTTTGATTTGTGGTTTGTTAACTACAAAATGACTGTAAAAGAAAGTACTTGGGCTTCTACCGATCTACTTTTTAGTGTTCATATCCTCCCTATTTTTGGAGACAATTATATTGATAAAATGGATGTCATGTTTTGTCAAAAGGAAGTTAATACATGGGCGGAGAATAGTCCTAAGAATTTTAAGAAATACAAAAATTATACTTCAAATGTATTTGATTACGCTGTTTCCATTGGTGTGATAAATTCAAACCCGATGAAACTCATAACAATGCCTCGAGGAGAAGTTTTGGATATACAAAAGAAAGATATTCCTTTCTACAATAAGAAAGAGCTAAATGAATTTCTTGAAGCAGCGAAAGATGGAGATTCAAAAATATATACTTTCTTTTTCTTACTGGCCTATACTGGCCTTCGTAAAGGCGAAGCTTTAGCATTAGAATGGTCAGATATAAACTTCCAACAAGGTGAATTAACTATTAATAAAACATTGACTCGTGGCGAAAATAACCGATTGATTGTTAACCGCCCAAAAACAAAATCAGGAAGCAGAACTATTTTGATTGATGATGACCTTTCTAGTGTTTTAAAAATGTATAAAACCACTTCCGGAAAAGTTGTCTCATTGAACAAAAAGAATTCTTTAGTATTTTCTGATAGCGAAGGTAATCATATTAACCCAACGATGACAAAAACATGGCTTAAATCCGTTTATAGACGTTACCCAAAAATGAAACAAATTTCGGCTCATGGATTTCGACATACACATGCTTCTCTATTATTTGAAGCTGAAGTATCTCTTAAAGATGTTCAAGAAAGATTGGGGCATTCAGATATCAATATCACAGCAAACGTTTATACTCACGTTACTGAAAATAAAAATAAACAAATGCTTAATAAATTTGCCAACTTCATGAAAAATGGGTAGTCAAAGGGTAGTCACAAAATAATATTGCGAAATAAAAAAACACCAACGATCAATTATAATCGTTGGTGTTACTAGTATACCGGCGGCCGGGGTCGAACCGGCACGCCCTCGCGGGCACTGGATTTTGAGTCCAGCGCGTCTGCCAATTCCGCCACGCCGGCATAAAATAATTTTGCAAGGCGGTAACCGGATTTGAACCGGTGATGAAGGTTTTGCAGACCTCTGCCTTACCACTTGGCTATACCGCCATATTATAATGTAAATTTTCTCAACTAGAGAAAAACTGGGGTAGCTGGATTCGAACCAACGCATGACAGAGTCAAAGTCTGTTGCCTTACCGCTTGGCGATACCCCAAAATTTATAAGTAAGGGCGACTGATGGGAATCGAACCCACGAGTGGCGGAACCACAATCCGCTGTGTTAACCACTTCACCACAATCGCCATAAAACACTTGGCAAAAATTTAAAACTAAGGGCGACTGATGGGAATCGAACCCACGAATGGCGGAACCACAATCCGCTGTGTTAACCACTTCACCACAATCGCCATAAATTTTAACAGGGATAGTAGGAATCGAACCCACAATGACGGTTTTGGAGACCGTAGTTATACCGTTTAACTATATCCCTACTTTTAAATGGAGGAAAGTGGATTCGAACCACTGAACCCTAAGGAACGGATTTACAGTCCGTCGCGTTTAGCCACTTCGCTATTCCTCCAAAATGGCGCAAGACAGAATCGAACTGCCGACACACGGAGCTTCAATCCGTTGCTCTACCAACTGAGCTACTGCGCCAAAAATATAAAACGGTCTGGACGGGACTCGAACCCGCGACCTCCTGCGTGACAGGCAGGCATTCTAACCAGCTGAACTACCAAACCGTAATTTAATGGAGGTTAACGGGATCGAACCGCTGACCCCCTGCTTGTAAGGCAGGTGCTCTCCCAGCTGAGCTAAACCTCCAATAAATAAATGAAAATGACCCGTACGGGAATCGAACCCGTGTTACCGCCGTGAAAGGGCGGTGTCTTAACCGCTTGACCAACGGGCCAATAATATATGAAACGGAGAGTAAGGGATTCGAACCCTTGAGACAGTGTTCACCGCCTACATGATTTCCAATCATGCTCCTTCGGCCTCTCGGACAACTCTCCAGAGCTAAAAGAAGCAATATACTCTATTATTTCCTATATTAAGGAACTCCGGCAGTAGGACTCGAACCTACGACATCATGATTAACAGTCATGCGCTACTACCAACTGAGCTATGCCGGAATAACAACGAGCGCGGCGACGTCCTACTCTCACAAAGGGAAACCCTTCACTACAATCGGCGCTAAGAAGCTTAACTTCTGTGTTCGGCATGGGAACAGGTGTATC